CGAGAACAAAAGATACGACTCTTCGCACAACCCGTCCGTTCAACAACTTCTTTTCAGTTAAAGCTATGGATAAATATTTTCAAACGCTCGACATGGCCGCGTTTCGCATGATGCTCGACGTGAACAGCGACAAAGCGATGAAGCTATACCGCCATGTACTCGACTCGCAGCATGACGCAGGGCCAGAAGCCGACTACATTATCCGCCTGTGGAAAAAAGAGCGGGGGATCAATGCGCAAAATGACAGTGATCGCGGAGGTGAGCGTAAAGACGCTGGTAGACCTTGATGTGCTAGAAGACCTGATCGAAGACGTGATCCTAGAAGCCCTTCACCTAGACGAGGAAGTCGAGGTAAAGGTGACCGCGGAGTTTGTGAAGGTGGCCCAATAGCCTGTGTTGTCAATCAGCCAATAAACGCTTCCACAGCAGGTTTTGCCGATTCTTTACGAACTCGCTCCATCTGTGGTGTGTCTCTCGGGTCGAGGCCAATGATACCCAAAGCACCCTCTACGACAGCCTCTGATGCAGGATCTACTACTTCTTGATACAAGAACTGAAGGGGGTCGCGACTGGGGCCAAGCGGCATACCTGATCGGGTGCGACCCCTCTGGCTCTGACCCGTCAGATACTCTCCTAGAGCGCCCAAACCGCTTCTTAACGACTCTTTGTAACGTCTCCCAGTAGGCGATGAAGTCTCGAAATCGACCATTGCAATCGCTTTTCTTCGCGCTTCCTCTGCCTCTTCTGGTGTGGCACCCATCTCGAATGCAGCCTCCGTCCCGCTCATGCCAATAAGCGGTTCGATTACGAAGTCAGACAAGCCCTCATAAGCTACTTCACCTGCACCGCGTAGAGCGCCGAGAATGCCTGAGCTTTGCTCGGATCTCGGCATTCCTGATCTGGTGCGACCCACTCTTTCTGGCGCATCAGGGAAAGTGCGCTCCAGTTCTTTGACTTTTTGCTCTTCCTCTGCCGCTTGGGCTTTCTCCGCTGGCAACATTTGCAGGCTAAGCAACCCGACTGGGGGAATCGTGTACATCCCTCGTCTTTTTGCCGCTTTTTGACCTATCGTTTGGCCGTCTTTCGTGCTCTCGTTTAAGTAGAAAACTCTGCTGGTATGTTCGATACCGTCTTCGTCTTCAACCGTAATTGTCTTACCTTTGGGTTTGCCTGTCGTTGTTTCAGAGGGGTTGAAAATTCTTTTGATAGAAAATGGTATTTGTTCATCGTAAGCGCCAATCAAACCGGGATTGTCCCATCGATTCTTTTGAACTTCGCCGGGCGTGAAAGAAACGCCGTCATACCCTTCTCTAGCCGCTCTATCAAAAATATATTTCATGCCTAAGTTGTTCCAGCTTTCAGTGTCGGTAACAAACGGCGCTTTTTTTACAAATGTAGTGTAAGGGCTGAGCATTTTTGCGCCCTTCTTTGCTTTCTCGTCTGTGGAAAAATTGTTGTAGGCTTTTTCCAAGCGAGCTATCGCGTCTCTCGGCATACCCTCAAGCTCTAAGGTAACTGCGATATCTTCTGCGGCGTCTGCTTTCAGTATCCTTTGCACCTGTCCCAGACTTTCGGCACCGAAACCGCTGAGAAGTCGTCGCTTCGCCTCAAGGGTGAACTCATTCACTTCGGGCAGAGTAGTGCCAGCGATCATTTCAGAAGAAAATTCAGCTAATTTTTTGTCTATCCCCTCTAAATCGTCTCCGTCAACGTAATCGGATATGATTTTTCTTACTACCGTCTGGTTCGCCTCTAAAGGACTATTAAGTGGCCCTTGCTCGGCTTGCAACAATTCGCGTTTGAGTGGCTCAGGTAAATAGAAGTTTTGGCTTCTTTGACCTTTCAAGTAAGCTCCACGATAAATGTTTTTCAGAATATTGTTTTTTTCTTTTTCCGAGAAGCTCGCAACGATGGCGTCTTTACGATATTGTTTCGCCAACGCGGTGATGTCTTTTTTATAATCGTCTAAAGCACTTTTGATTCTTTCCATCGATCTGGAACGAATGCCGAACTTCACGCTGTCAGCGGGTGAAACGTCCCTTATATTATATGGCTCACTCAACGCTCTGACGGTTTGATCAATAAAGCCGGGCAACCTGAAACTGTTTTTTGCCTTTATCCCTTCGTAGATATCAAAGAGACCTTCGAACTCGTCTTTCGCTTTTGACTCAGCGTATTCAATGGTTTCGGGGTCAATAAATCCTTCACGCCGCCCTGTTTGACCCCAATCCGACTGAAACTCCTCGACGTATAGAATCAGATTGCCGTTTTTATCTAACCTATCTTTGGTGCGAACATGAAACACTTGGTTTTCCGCGTCGGGATAGTGTATTTCTTCACTGAACAGCAATTCTGGTAATTTCAGCTCGAAGACTGTCTCTACAGCGTTTGATCCACCCGGCAGGGTTCGTGACTCCCAGCGTAGATTGCCCTCGTCACCCTCGCGAATGTTTTCGAATCGCCCTAAAGCCGCGCTCAACTGAACTTCCGCCTCTTGTAGGCTCGGAACCCCTAAATTCAAGAATTCTCGCCCCTCTCGAAGTAAAACAGGATCGCTTAACCCTGATAATGCAAACCCATCTTCCTCGTTACCAACCATAGAGTAAGGCGTTGGATTGCCGTCCACGGTTGCCGTGACTTTTTCTAGCGGCTGGTCTAAATACTGCTGCTCCATTTGAAAATAAGCAGCATCGTACAAAATATCTTTGTCAGTGCGATCTAAGACATCTAGGCTCGCGCCCTCAAAGAGAAAGTCACGGATTGATTCGTTATTCTCATCCATGATGTAGCTGAGAATGTTTTCGTTTCTGTTATAGCCTACGCTCAGAGCGTCCCGTGCTAAGTCTTCGTCTTCCAAAATTTCTGTGATTCGAGCTGACTCAGGATCAAATTCTTTTTTGACGCGCCCGATGACGTCAGTGCTTCCTTCTCGGAAAACGGGCATTCCTTCGGTAACTTCCTCTACAAACGCGAAATTTGTCGTGTCTGGGCCAGTATCCAACACTCCAACAACCTCATCAGGGCCGAAGCCGGGAGCCTTAAGGGCGTTTCGATCCGCAAAAACGCCAACACGGCCATCTCGAGCCTCTCGAAAAGGAAAATATGTCAGTTTTCTTCCATCATCCAACTCAACAAAAAGACCTTGATTGGCCTCTTCGAAGCTCAAGACGTCAGTGTCGAAGCCTATATTGCTTGGCGCTGAGCCTCTATACTCTGTTGCGGTAAACTCTATCCTGTTTTCTTCGATAACCTTCAAAATCTCGTCTTGTGTCACTCGATCTTGACGAAAAAGGTCGTCCAAACCTAAATCTTGCAGCTCTTGCTTCGTGACACCGTTTTTGATGAACATGCGACGCGCATCATCACCCCGCATTTTCTTCTGAGGCGCGTTCAGCGCGATTTCTTCAGCTTGGCTGTAAAAACCAAACTTATCGGTTTGCGCTTTTTTGATTAGGCGTCTCAGAAAACCCACTACGCAGCCTCCATTTGACCCGAAAACGACGATTTGAGCAGCTCAAACCACTCATCAAGCGTGATAACCGCTGTTCGAGTGTTATCTCGCGGCAAATTTTCGTTAATTGCGTACAAAGGTATACAAACTCGTATCGGTTTGTTGTTGAATTTGTAAATCAAGACGGGAATATCGTCGCCACACGCCTCGCAGACCTGTTTCCACCACGCGGTTTGAAACCACCAGCCCGATTTGTACGCCTTGCACTCAATCGAGTGCCGCGGAATCCTGATGTCGCAAAGATCAGAGGTCTGATATTGGTCGAGGTTGCGTTTGCAGGTGAAACCAAGGTCGTAATCGTCGGCGAATGTATTGATTCGCTTGACGATGTCGCGCTCGAAAGCGGCTCCCTTGGTGCGTGAGTCTGCCATGGGGCCGAGTTTCGTTGAAAAAAAACTGAAATACAATCGGAATAGGGATACCTTTGCCTTGGTCTCCCTGACCAGCCCTGTCCGCTCATCTCTTGGTTTTTGGGTTCTCCAGCAAAAACCGGGCGGATAGGGTTCCTTCGATTACGTTGCAGATTTTTGAGTACTGACTGCGCCAAACCTTGCTATAGCTACAGCGTCACGCGGCGTCGCGATATAGGGGGGTGCGGGGGTCGCAATCTAACGCGATTTGCAGGTCTTTTTCTAACCCCATAGGGTTCCTACGGCTGCGCACGGGATCGCCTTAGATCGCTTTGTACGCGCTCTGACGCGAGAAAACCAAGAGCAGGGTCAACATCGAGGGGGTGCGTATCGCCTCTGCTCAGAGACACGCGGTTATGGCGCGCTTGCGCACACGCAAACGTGGCGCGTAACTTGTTGATTTTGTTACGTTTTGCGCGTATTTAACATAATATCGGCATTTTTCCCAGATTTCGAGGGGCGGGGCGGGAGAAGGGGTTAGAACGATGTTGCATCTTCACATCTATCGAACCGGCACAGTCAGTGATCGCGATCCCTCATCTCGCTGTCTACGCCCAGCAGCTCGTTGAGCCGCGCCTTGATGTCTTCCTTGGTCATCTTCTGCAAGTCTGCGTTAATGTTCAGGTTCTGACTACGATGGATCGTCAGCCCGGCAAGCTGGTTCAACTCCTTCACCGCGCTCACCGCTGCGTTATACGCGCCATTCTCGAAGCTCGTCTCCGCGATCTTCCAGAGCATAGCCCCCGTCTTTTGCGGCGTGACCGCATACTTTTCTCTCAGCTCATCCTGTTTGACTCGAACCGCTCGAGTGACTTTCGGAAACGTCTTCCCGTCAAGCATCTTAGTCGCTGCTGACGCTGGGAACGAGAAGCCCGCACGTCGAGCCGCTTCCGTCTGCCCACACGCACCCTCCGTGTAATGCCACACGAAGCTGGCCTGCATCTCTGTGATCCCCGCCTCTTCGTCAGCGAGAAACGCCTCGGGTGTTTCGACTAACTGCTGACGAGCTTTCTTGGGTCGTCCTCGCTTTGGCTTGTCTTCAGCCATCCGCTCTCCTTGAGTTGATTGAACACCCACCGCGCCTCTTCCTCCGAAAGAGGCGCTACCCCCAACTCCTCTCGCTCCGTCCGGTTCATCCATCGCCACTTCTCGAAGTTGTGTTGCTCTGTTTCACCATGTTCATAAGTAAACATAATCCCACCTCCAAAGTTATCCACAGGGTACAGGGTGCAGGGTACTCAACCTCAAAACTTTCGTGAATATAAAAACTTCATAACCAATAAGCGCACTCCCCATACTATATATAATAATAATAATAATAATGTTGTATTGAGTACCCTACCCTACCCTGTTAAAAAAAGGTTATAAAACAATAACTTACAAAAAAGCTATCAGTGTACTCAATTTGAGTACCCTCTAAAACTCGTCTTTCCAAGCGCCACTAAACTTATCCGCGTTCCCCACTTCCACTTTTGTATACTCCAAATCGTACACTTTTTTCCCGTTACTACGTCGCGGTTCTACTCCGAAAGCGTTGAGTACCCTGCTCGCGTCCTTCACATCGGGCACTCGAGGCTGCGTGATTCCGAGGTCTCGCAGGAGCTGTGTCATCTGCACTGGGCGCGTATTGACGCCCTTGAAGTTGACGTGTTGCAGGATCAAATCCTCGACGCTGGACTGAGTGCGATAGCTCTCATTCGAGTCTTGCAGCATGTCTCTTTCGGCTTTGTTGAGGAACCAATCGTAGTTGGTGTTGGCGTACAAAGTCTCTTTGATCTCGGCCCAGAGCTGCTGCATATCGATGCCGTGATCGGCTTTGATGTCGGTGACTGGCACCACCCAGAACCGACGGTTACCGCTGGTATCGGTCAGAAACTCACGGGCATTGACGGACGCATAAAAGGCCGTGCGTCTCTGGTAAGAGGTAAACGCTCGGTCGTAAGGCAAGCGCAGCTCGTCACCCTTCTTAGTCACAAAGGCTTTCAATTGATCAATGTCGCTCTTCTTGAACGTGCTCTCGATCTCCCCAAGCTCCACGATCCAATGGCTCACCGCCTGCTTGACGCTGTCCTTGTCGCTTGGGTTCAGCGTTGCACCCTCGAGCAGCCAACCCTTGTCGTAATCGGCTAGGCGTTTGAACCAGAGCGTCTTGCCTAAACCTTGCTCACCTTGAAAAACCAGAATGCCCTCGAGAGCCACACCGTTGGGTTCGTAGACCGCGGCGATACAAGACAGCAGCCACTTGCTCATCAGCATCTTCTTGAGCGGTTCGTTACTGCTTTTGATCGTGCCGAGGAACTCTTCGAGACGAGAGATGCCATCCCATGGCTTGCTCTCGATCCAATCCTTGACCGGGTTGTATTCGACCGCCAGTAGCTTCAGGTAATCGCGCACGTTGGTCGCTGGCACACCCATGTGTCGGCATCGGTTCTCGACTTCTACCAACGCCGCGTCTTTCTGTAGGTCTGCCACAAAATCTTGGTGCGGCACGTTGATCTCAAGATCCTTCTTTATCACGTTGTAGCGCACCTCTATTTGGTTGATCTCGAGCACCGCTCGCACGTTCTCTTTGACGTTGAGCATCTTGTTGGTCGCACTCTTCTCCCATTTCTGCGCCTTCACTTCCTGCGTGACGTGCATCTCTGGCAGATACTCGCCTTCGAGCGGCTCTGACTGTGCCCTGTTTTTGTGATCGTTATAGTCGCCACGCTCGAGCGGCATCTTCACTTCGGTTTGTGATCCCTCTTGCTGAACCAACCGCGCAGCCTTTTCTGCTGCCTCCTGACCCGCACCACTCTCGTCGTTGTCCGCGATGAAGACGTGCTTCGCCTTGGGAAGCAACTTACAGATTTCTGGCGCTACCTTGCTCAAGTTGCCTGCGCTGAAGCACACGACAACCGGTTGTCCCATGTCTTCGAAGTAACTGGCTCCCGTGGCGTAGCCCTCGACGTAATTGATGGTGTGAGCATCGCGCATCAAGTCAGAACCAATAACGAAGAAAGCACCACCTGCTTCTGTGCCTTTGAGATACCACTTGCCCAGTTCAGCGTCTGGGTCAGGGTGAATGTACTGCAAGCCGACCAACACGATGTCTGGCTTGTTGCTACCCTTTTTGGTCTTGAGCTTGCTCACCGGGACAACGAGTTCACCGGCTGGCGTTTGTCGCACCCCGTGACCCAGCACCCTCTTGCGCAACAAATAAGCGTTGTCCGCTACGTCCTCCGATAAGTCATCCCAGATTTGCCTCGCCTTCGCCTGTGTTTCTTTGCGGCTTTTCTCTTGTTCTAAGCGAAGTAGACGCTTTTGTTCTTTTTGTTGCTCAAGAAACTGTGCCCTTTGTTCGGGCGTCATCTCATAGGCACCAGCGTTTTGTGGGTTCCATTTCTGAATCGGTTCTTCGGGATCGACAACGTAATCACCGAGATGCCCGTAGGGAATCTCTTGATCCACCCACAACTGATACCAGCCGTGCAGCTTGTTGGTCTTGTCGTTGTACGCACGGCCCACGTCACCCCCGACAACCAGACCTTTCTTGGGGTCTGGCGTCATGCCGTGACTTGCCAACCAATCGATGAACTCAGATCGTATGTCACCGCTCAACGGCCGGTTGAAATTTTTGGTGCCCTTGTCAGGTATTTTCAAACTCATCACTTTTTTCCTTGCATCACATTTGTAGCCGAGTGCATACTACTGCAACTTTTTACATTTACACAAGGAAAAGCAGATGGCGATACTCGCAGCAGATACTGGAGGCGGTGACTACCAGCCTGTCCCGCAGGGAACCCACGACGCAGTTTGTTACAAGATCGTGGATGCAGGGACATCAATGAACGAATACCAAGGCGAAGTAAAAAAACAGCATAGCGTTTTCATCTTCTGGGAGCTACCGAGCTGTCGCACAGAAGACGATAAACCCATGTCGATCTTTCATAAGTACACGCTCAGCTTGCATGAACGCTCGGCTTTGCGAGCGCACTTGCAAAACTGGCGTAACAAACCGTTCACCGAAGAAGAGCTGAAAGGTTTCGACATCACCAAGATCCTCGGGGTGTCGTGCAAGATTTCGGTCGGTCTGACCAGTGGTGGTCGAGAGAAAGTGACCGGCGTGTTCTGTGCCGACGGTGGTGCGAAGAAAACCGCTACAGAAAATGAGCAGGTGATCTTCGACGTAGACGACTACTGCAAAGAATTCTCTGGCGAATCCTGTGAAGCCAGCAAGAAAGCCTGCGACATCTTCGAGGGACTACCGTCGTTTATGCAGTGGCAGATAGCTGGTTGCGATGAGCCGGGCAAAGAACAGATACCACCATGCTTCGAGATGCAGGCAGCACTCGCCAAGGGTGGCGAGGAACCAAAGAAAGAAGAAGTCGTTGTCGAAGACGATTTCGAAGACGACATACCTTTCTAGGAGCAGATAATGGCAAATAATACCAAAGCGGCAAAGCTACGCGCCTATTTTAGAATGAACCCCGACGCGACAACGCGAGAAGCCGCCGAGTGGGTGAAGTGCAGCTACAACAGTGCTTGGAGCATCAAGCAAGAGTTTTGTAAGGCAAAACCACGGGCAAAAGAACCGCTTGTCACAAGGGCGGCAGAGATAGCGCCTGTGGTTGCAATAGCTGCACCACCAGCCGTGAGTGTGAGTGATGGCTCCACGGCGTCGTATTACGAGTTGCCCGAGGGTGCGAAAGAGCTGCAAGACCTGATCTCGTACAAGGACATGAATGCCCAGATGGGTGAGATATTTCGTGGCACTTACCGCTACGGGCAGGCATCTCACAGTGATCGGTTACGTGATGCAAAAAAGATCCGGTTCTATATTGATGCCGAGATCAAACGACTGGAGGCGCTGTGAAGATTGGTAAAATATGTTCGTCTGGCAGGTTGCCTATCTATACAGGATACGCCATGCTCGGCGCATTCGGTATCGGGTTAGCTATCGGATTTGGTCTTGGCTAAGGGTCACATCACACCCTCCAACAGCGTTCCCGTCCGCTGGGCCAAAAAGGCGGGGCTATTTCGACCGGGCGTAGTGGCCTTTCATGCCCTTGCTCGTCAGGGTGGTCGGAGACGAGACAGGGGAAGGGGGCTGAACACACTCTCTCCTTGCGTGTGCCCGTCCGCGTTCCCCGACAGACGGGACTTTTCACTGCCATGCTTGATGACGAAACAAAGAAAGGTTTGTTGTATGGCGTGACCCTCGCGGCAAGTATCTGGCTGCTCGCCTACTTGCTTTCTGTTCTGTGACCTTGGAGAAGATGATGGATTTCAAACCCGGTATCTACGAAGACCTTGATTACCCTACCTATGACTCGATCCCTGCGTGGCGATCTCACGATCTGACCGCTATCGCCAAGTGTCCGTACACTTGGAAGAACGGCGTGCTCAAAGAGTCCCCTGCTTTGCTCGAGGGCCGTGTGCAGCACTCGGTGTTCCTCGAGTATTACAAGTTTTTTGATGAGTACGCGATTGAACCGGCGGTGGATCGCCGCACCAAATCTGGCAAGGCCGATTACGCCGATTGGCTCGAAGAGTTGGGTGATCGCACGCCGGTCAAGCAAGACCTATATGACCTGTGCATGGAGCGACGCGATGTCGTTTCTGATTACATCCCGAAGCAGGGTGACCATGTTGAGCTAACGATCTGTTTCACGTGGAACAATCAGCCCTGTAAGGGCAAGCTCGACTGGCATACCGGCAAAGACATCTGGGACTTCAAGACCTGTCGAGACGCTTCACCCCGCGGCTTTCGCGCTGCGATCAACACATTCAAATACCACCAGCAGGCAGCGTTCTATCTGGCTGGTTGTCGCGCTGTGGGCTTGCCGACAGAGAAGTTCTACTTCTTGGCGCAGGAGAAAGCACACCCCTATCCATTTGCGGTGTACACCTTGTCAGACGAAGCCGTCGCATATGGTGACGCGCAGAATGAGCAGGCTATGGCGCTAGGGATCAAGTGTCGTGAGGAAGGCGTGTACCTGCCGTACAACGTCGAGGGGGTTACCGAGTTTGAGCTGTCTGACCTCTACTGATCAGGAACGAAAATGGGCGGAAGACATCAAGTATCACGCCGCCCGTAGCATCTGGCACAAGCGCACTCAGCTCGCACCGTCTCGACGGTACACATGGGGCGGATGGTTTGAGGTCAAGTTTGGCGAGCCGTACATGGAGTACGTCGAGCGGATGAAGGGACAGAAAAACTAAAAGGGTTGACCTTCAGCTTTCTGTCCTATTGTTACGCTGCGTCTTTCAAGCTCTCTTCGATGAACTCAGACACCCAGATGGTGATTGCGCAGTATGTAAGCTGACTGGCGTGATCGTCGTAGGAATCTATTGTTGGTTCCATCTCGTGAAGCGTTTCCTCGGCCCAGTATCGCAAGTTGCCATCAATTGCCGCGAGAAACTGATGAGCACGGTAGAAGTAGATTACCCACTCATGCTGATCCACCCACTCCCATGCCTTTTCCATGAAATCCTCGATCTCGTTGCACTCGTCTTTGTGCTCTTCGATGATTTCTAGGGCAATGGATTTACATTCGTCGTAGCAATCCCGATATGTCAAAACTGAATCTGTCATCACGTTCTCCTTGTACGGGCCGCTTACGCGGCCTCCGTTCTTGTTTCTTTTTCTCTCCGAATGCGACCAATTAGTTTGAAAGCCTGTATCGAAGCCCTGTTTGCGCGATCTGCCTTCGGAGCAAACTCGCTGTCTCGACCCAGCCTGTCGAAATGCTCTTCGGCTGCTAAAGCGAGAGTGCGAATCACGTCAAGCTGCTCTTCAGTCAGATTGCTGAGATCCATGTCGCCAATTTGATTGGCTGGCTCAGCCTCTTCGATCTTGACCACGCCGTCAGTGATGCGGCCCATGTTGGTGGGCGTACCGTTGAGCGGTGGAGCAATCCGCGCACCTTCCTCCGTTGGCACTTCTTTACCCTCCCAAACAGCGCGGGTAACTCGAATATCGAATCGAGTGCAGCCGATGGTTTGAAATCCCTCGACAACTCCCTCTGCAAAGCAAGCGTCTGGGCCTTCGATGTCTCGATGTGCTGCAAAATCAAAGCTGCGTACCTTGTCGCCGATCTTGATGTCTGTGTTCATGGTGTGGTTCCTTCGTTGTTGATGGCACCTATTATACAGATTACCGTGTCGTTGTACACATTTATTTACAAAAAAGTGTAATTATTTACAGAATTACACCAGCTCGTTGTAGTTATCTACGAGTCTTCGTTTGTTATAAAGCCAGAAAACCAGTAGGTAGCGGTCGCCACTGTCTACCGCTAGGCCGCGGTGCAGGTTGGTGAAGGAGGGAAAGATCAAGGCGTGACCTGACGGTAAGGGGTTTAGCACGCCATGGTTGTGAAACTCAGTGCCACCGCCCTTGTAGTCGTCTGTATTCAGCGGAACTACAACGCTGATATCAGCACTTTCGTCGTGATGCCATGCACCCTTCTGCTTGTCCTTGGGGTTGTAGTTGGCTATCTGAATCGACGCCACGTCGTGACAGTCTCGTTGATACAAAGTGTAGAAAATCGGTTGCAAGACGTTCTGCACCACAAACCACATATTTCTATACAACTCGGGCACATGGTCACGCAAAACAATCTCAGGGATCTGTCGCAACTCATCCTCGTCGTCGTTGACCTTGAAGAGAATCTCTTGCTCCATGTGCTTGATCTCTTCGACCAACATCTTGCAGAACTGCCTGCGAAACAGTGGCACTCGATACACGTCTGGGAAGAGGCGCTTGCATAGCTGAGACACAGGGGTCTTTGCCATACGATCCACGCCTTGGTTGGTGCGATAGTCTGCAATCATCGGCACACTTTCTTGCACGGCCTTATACAACGGCTGGTTTATGAACCAGTGCGATTGCATGGACAGCATGTAGTTCTTTATTTCATACATTTGTGTTATTTTGCACACTTCTGTAGAATTACTCAATCTTTTCGAGGATTGCTCATGGCTAAGGAAAAAGTTTTTGATGAGGATGGCATGGAGGTCGATGCGATATATCGTGACGACCGTAAGCGCAAATCGCTTGCCATCGACATGGATACCTACTGGAAGCTGCGAGAGATATGCGCCAAGGAACGGCGCACGTTGATCATGCAGCTTCAGTTATTGATTGAGAACCGATACAACGAGTTGTTCGAAGACGAGCCGCTTTGATGAATCCGTTCAAGAGAAAACCAACACAGATCCCCCAGTCCTACCGCCCTGTGGCTGATGCTGCGGAGGTCATCGATCTGTTTGGTCGTATGACGCTGCACCAACAGGCTGCGTTACTGCGCCTGTGTAGCCGCAATCTCATGATTGAGGTCAATGGTGAGCTGCATATGGGTTACGACTTCGACTGGAACGTCGATGCCGCTATGATTGTGGCGACACCCGCCGACACAGACCTATTGCTAGCCGAGGGAAGCAATACCCCCTAGCGGCCCTCTCAGGCGCTCTGCAAGCTCTCTGTCGTCCGCTCTGGGCAACACTATGGCAGATGTAGCAGGATCAAAACCGCCCGTCACAGGAGCTGGTGATGCGTCTGGTAACTCATCGAAGATGCCTGTCAAGGGCATGACTGATGGCGGTAGATCAAGCGTAATGTCTTCGGGAGCCTGTGAGTCACGATCCTGTAGCTCACGGATTTCATCAAGCCGACGACGCAGGGCACGATTCGCGGGAGCAGTTTCAATCTCTGGACGTGTCCTCGCCTCGGTTCGCGCAGGTTGTAAATCTTTCAAATCGTAGTCGGTGAAGTCTTCAACACCTCGGGCCGCTGCGTTCACAAAAAACTGCACATAAGGATTGATGCTGCGTAGAGACTCTGCGAGCTTCGAAGCTGACTCTCCATCGAGCAATGCCGTGATCAACACGTCTTCATATGCTTCTTTTTGTGCGGTCGCCTGCCGAGACGCGATGTCATCAAAACCTCGAATCACAATGCGTTGCGGTATCTCGATCATGGCTCGGAGTGCTCCCCCAACTACACCACCGGGATTTGCTTCTCTAGTGATATAATCACCAAGCGCGAAAAGCGGCTGTGTTTGAGATGGAGCCTGCGTTGCGATGTACGAGATCGCTTGGGATATTTCTAACAAATCCTTGAAGTTTTCAAACTCAGCGGGTTCGAGAATGGATTGAAAAGCCTTGATGTTTTTCGTGCGTTGCTTTGTAGCCCCTCGACCAAAAGCTCTTTTGGGGTTTCTAACACCA